CTTATAAAGAGGCTGTTGCTAAGGTAACTTGGGTTTACCGATCAATTGATGTTATTGCATCTAACCAAGCTAGTCTTCCCATGATTCTACGTAAAGACAACAATCCTTTTGGTGAGATTGTAACAGACAACCCTATTCTTAAGATTTTCAATAACACTGCGAATATGGGTGAGAATGCTTGGGCATTTCGTTATAGAATGAGTTCGCAGTTGATGATGAGCACGAGAGGCGTGTTTGTTGAGGTTGTGCGATCTAGAGATGGTACGCCTATGGCTATGCATTTGTTACCGCCTCAGAACACTTCGCCAATTCCATGTGTAAAGAACTTTGTTAAGGGGTTTGAGGTTCAGATCAATGCTATGGAGAAGCGGATCATTAAGCCTAAAGATGTGATTTGGATTCGTAGACCTCATCCGCTTGATCCGTATTTGTCGATGACTCCGATGGAGGCTTCTGGTATTGCGATTGAGCAAGAGACTTTGGCTAAGCTTTATAATAGAAACTTCTTGATTAATGATGGTCGCCCCGGTGGCTTGCTTGTGTTGCGTAGTGAGATTTCTGAAGAAGATAAAGATGAGTTGCGCTCTCGCTTCCGTGGGAATATTGGTAGAGCTGGTGCGGTCGGTGTAATTTCTGCAGATGATGGTGCTGACTTTGTGGATACTGCTGCTAGCCCTCGTGATGCTTCTTATCAGCAGATGCGTACAATTACGAAAGAAGAAATTTTAGCGGCGTTTGGTGTACCAGAGTCTATTATTGGCAACTCTGCTAATCGAACGTTTTCTAATGCAATGGAGGAGGGCAAAGTCTTCTGGATGGAGACTATGACTCCTCATTTGAATCTTATTGCTCGTTCGTTTGACGCTATTGATGAGTCATACTTTGTAGACTTTGATACGTCTGATGTTCCGATTTTGATTCTGTCGAAGCAGGAACGAGAGAAGCACTACTTGTCAGAGTTCCAGCAGGGGCTGATTAGTACTAATGAGTATAGAGAGGCGGCAGCACGTAAGAAGGTTGAGTCTGAGCTTGCTGATTCACTGCTGGCTAATCCCAACCTTACTCCTGTTGCTAATACTGAAAAGCCTATGCAGCCTGAAGGACAGGATCAAGGCATGGGTGCTGATGCTGGTATGGCTGGCATGGGCGGCATGGGCGGTATGGACCCAATGGCTGGCGGTGCTCCTGCTGCGCCCGCTCCTCCTGATGGTGGGTTTGTCGAAGCTGGTGTTCCTCTTCAGCAGCAAGCTACCGCAGCTCTACAGCAGCAGGTCACAGAGTTTAGTCCCGAACAAGGCGCTTTTGTTCCGATGGGCGATGTTCAAGGAACCCAGCAGATTGAAGCCCCCGCAAGTGCCGTTCCTAGCGAACTAGACGATGAGGAGGACGAGGAGGGCCAGGAGGGTGAGAAGAGTCTCCCTTTAGAACGAAGACTGGCGCTGCTGGAGGACCTTCTCTCTTAAACGCTTCCGACTGGAAGACTAAAACGTTATACACAGTCAGCTCTTTAGAAGACAGACTAAACTCAGAACTTGACAAAGTTTTTGACGATCAAGAGCAGGCTGTTCTAGATGAGTTAGATAGCGATGCTGTCCAAGCCGCAATTGCGAGTGGCTCTGTGGCTCTAATTCTTTCTGCAATTCCTGTGGCGTTACTTACACCGTCAACTGTTGCGTTGTTGGCTTCTATGGCAGCCACGTATCGTAAAGCGGTTGAAGACAATATTGAAGAAGGGTATGGTGCTCCTGTGTCTGAGCAAGTATCAGAAGCAGCGACATCTGAACATTTAGCAGCAGTCAATAATTTTAACACAACCACGCAAGAAGAAGTTGCGGCTGCTTTAGTTACTGCTGCACAATTGACTGATGAGAATGATGGTGATGTTGATATCGCTTTAAAGATCGCTTTAGCGTATTCTTTGATCAAAGCCATTTTCAATAAACTTCGAACAAAGCGTCGAAAGTTGATTGTTGACGCTGCTGTTTTGGGACCGTACAATCAAGGCTTGTATGATTCGGCAGTTGCGGAAGAGCAAAGAACGGGTCAAATTGTACAAAAACAGTGGGTATCTTTAATGGATGAGCGGGTTAGGTCTGCCCATAGGCAGTTACATGGTGAAAAAGTTGCTGTCGGTACACCGTTTTTTGTGAATGGTGTATCTATTCGATTCCCGAAAGACCCTTTGGCTCCGCCCGGTTTGACGATCAATTGTCGTTGTATTCTGCGCTTCAGCAGGTAGTTTATATATAAGTATTTATATATAGTAGCGGCTGAGCACCGCCTTGGGTCTGTACAATATCACATAGGAGACTAGTCCTCAGAGGAGAGTTATGACTGTTGCAGAACTAAATGACACCGAGCACGACACCCAATTCAAGGCTATTTCAGGCCAGATTGGCATCGACAAGGCTCAAGGCATCGTTGAAGCCTTTGTGTCAGGTATTGGAAATAAAGATTCTGTTGGCGACATCGTTATCGCAGGTGCGTTTAACGGGTCTCTAAAGCGACGCAAACCACGGGTTGTTTGGGGCCACGATTGGAATCAGCCCATCGGTAAGGTTCTAGAGATTTATGAAGTCCCCAAGACTGATCCACGCCTGCCTGAAAAGATGAAGCAGGCTAATGTTGGTGGCTTGTTTGCTAAGGTTCAGTTCAACCTTAACACTGAACGTGGCCGTGAGGCATTTGCTAATGTCGCATTTTACGGCAATGAACAGGAGTGGTCAATTGGTTACAAGACCATTACTGCAGATTTTGATGCAGTTAAGCAGGCTAACGTTCTGAAAGAGGTAGAGTTGTACGAAATTTCTCCTGTTCTGCATGGAGCGAATCAGTTGACCGCAACGATTTCTGTTAAAGATGATGAAAAGGGCAAGGCATCCAAAGGCTACTATGTTGAGGATGATGACAAAGACGGCCCTGCTAGTACGATGGATGCAATGTCAGAGCGTTTGGGACGAATGCTGTCTCAGGCTTTGCGTAAGCCCGTTCAGATTATTGAAATGGACGGCAACAACGTTGTATTCCAGACAGGTGAAGACATGACATGGAGCGCCACTATTTCTGTTGAAAATGGTCAGGTTCAGGTTGGTCGGCCTACACGTGTAAAGCCCACAACAAGCTACACCCCGGTAGGGGAGGAGGCACCCCCTTCAATGATGATTAAAGACACTGACGAAAAAGATGCTGAAGAGCCTGCAGGCGTGAGAGACGCTGATGATGAGCAGGGTTCGTGGGCTACCCCGGATATTGCTCTTGCATGGGCTAAGACCTTTGGTTGCTCTGGTTATCACTCTCATGGCGGTGGTTACATGCCGTGTGAAACGCATGAAGAGTATTTAGAAGCACTTAAAAAGTTTGATGGTAATGCTAACATCAACTCGCATAACAACTACCTTGCTGGGGTTGAGGTTGAAGAAGCAAAGGCTGCAGGGTGTTCTTGTGGAACTGAAGAAAAGGGTCACATGATGCCCAGCAAGAAGCCTGAGTATCTTAAGGACCCCATGGCTCTGCTGCTTATGGCTTACAATGAGATGTTGAAGCTTCGTGGTGCTGGTGAGTTGCGTGAGGCCACGTTGACTCTTATTGGTGCGGTCGAAGATTTCTTGACTGAGGCCCCGATGTCTCGTCCTGGCGAGCAGGGCGAGAAGGTGACTTCAGGCTTTGTTGTCCATGTCAAGTGTTCAGAGAAAGAAGCGCTGGCTGTTAACGGCGCTATGTCTGGCCTGCCTGTGTTCTCGTTTAAGTCAGAGGATGGCGTTGATGTCCACTTTACGACAGAGCTTGAAGAAGAAGAACTGATGGAAAAAGTCGCTGTTTCGCTTGCGGGATTAGCGTTTGAGCCTGAGGTAACCGTAACAAGACCGATTGACACCACCGAGGGTGTTCAGTAAGATATTCTCTATAAGGATACAGGAGTAAAAATGAGTGATAACCTTAATGAAGACCTTCAGAAGATGGAAGCTTTGAGCGAAGTCATTGATTCTGGGGAAAGCATGTCTGCCGAAGAGAAGGCTATGCATGATATGAAGAAGAACGCACCGTCTGTGTTTATGACTGACATTCGTTTCAAGGAGTCAATGGAAGTTGGCGATTTGCTTAGCGAAGAAGCTTTCATGTCTCTTGATGCTGATGAGCAGAAGGGCTATGAGATGGTTCAGGTCATGGATGAGAAGAGCAAGGAGCCTATGGGCTGGGTGTTCCGTTTTAAGTCTGATGAAGATGATGACGACGCTGAAGACGTTGTTGAAGAGGTCGTTGAAGAGGCGGTTGAAGAAGCCGTTGAAGAAAAGTCAGATGCTGATCCTATCTCAGAAAAGGCCGCTGCGCTCATGTCGCAGATGCGTGCCCCTGATGATGATGAAAAGCCTTCCATGTTCCTGACCGATAGCCGGTTCAAGGAAATGGTGGATGCTGGTGAGCTTGTTTCATCAGAAGACTATGACGGTTTAGACGAAGACGCTAAAGAGGCGTTTGAGGCTGTTGATGTCTACGAAGAAGGCACCGGCAAGGGCTACGGACGGCGTTACCGTCGCCGCAGCCCCCTTGAGTTGACCGCAATGCGTAAAGGCCAGCACATGGATGAAAAGGCTGAAGACGGCATGGAAGACATGTTTGATTCAGAGGCTGAAGCCCTTGAGCGTGCGGCGGCGCTAGGCTGCCAGGGTGTTCATCGTGCAGGTGAAAAGTACATGCCTTGCGCAACCCACGATGATTGGATGAAACTTCGCCAGCCTGCTGAGGCACCGGCTCCTACTCCGGCCCCTGCCCCCGCTCCGGCTGCTCCTGCTCCTGCTCCTGCTGCGGCTCCGGCTGCTGCCCCTGGTGGTATGATGAAGTCAGAAGAAGAGTTCCTCTGTGGTTTCCAGCGCAAGTCAGTTGAGCAGCCTTGTGAGTTCTGCACAGGCGGCTGCGCTCCTGAAGATGGCCTTCCAGGGCTTGCTGACATTGAAAGTCAGGTCAAGTCAGCCTATGAGGGTTCTGAAATTATTGGCTCAGGCTACTCAGTCGGTGACGACGTATTCGTTGTCGATGTCAAGCGGGCTGACGGTTCCTTTATTGAAGTGTTCCTGACCGGCGACGGCGAGGAGCTTGGTTGGCTGCGTTTGGATCAGAGCGCTATTGAAGGCAAGTCCGCTGAAGCCATTGAGATTGTTTCTAAGTCTGATGCTGAAGCTACGGCACGTGACGCTATTAGCGAGCTGGGAATCAAGGCTGAGGTCATGAGCGTTACTGTTGACATCTTCGCAGATGAAGATGTGTACGTGGTTGAGCTTGATGCTGAAGAGAAGAGCTACGACGTGTTTATTGCGGCTGATGGTAAGGTGCTCGGCTACGATGAGTACGATTATGATGCTGAGGGTTCATATGAGCTTTCTGAAGAGGAAGAGATTAAGGCTATTGAGGCCGAGCTTGAGATCAAGCGGATGTACTCTCGTGAACAGCGTGAGGCCATGGCTGAGTCAGGTGAGGCTCTTCCTGATGGTTCTTTCCCGATTGCTGATGAGGCTGACCTGAGCAACGCTATCCAAGCGGTGGGTCGTGCGGCTGATCAAGAAGCGGCTAAGACGCATATCATGAAGCGTGCTAAGGAACTGAAGTTGGAAGATATGCTTCCTGAAAATTTCGGTAGCGGTGACTCGCCTGCTCCCGCAGCTCCCGCAGCACCCGCTGCTGACGCTGAAGAGAAAGCGCTAGACGAAGACATTCTTAAGGCGATGGAAGAATTCAACAGCCTGTTGGAAGACGATTCTATCTGATATTCTAGGAGGCATAGTATCATGCAACCTAGCCAAGTAACACAAAGGATTGCTGCTGCTAATCAAACTTTAGCAGAATTAGGAGCATATGCTGTTCTTGGCGACCACGTTAAAGATAACGAGGTAGAATACCTGTACAGAGATGGATTAGAGCATGTCTTTAGTCCCTTAGAAACCGCTGGGGATTCGGATGACGATTGAGTTTAAAGCACCTGAGATTGGGCCAAACGCTGATGCTTTGACTAGCCTTACACGAGGGCGTGGTCCTCGTCGTGGTAACCTTGAGGACCTTCTCAAGTATTGGCGTCCGATTATGAAGAAGCCGGGTGGCTTCCGTCGTTGTGTTGTTATCCTTATGGATAAGCCGCAGTTTGGTGGTAAGCCTCAGCGTATTTGTGCTTGGCTTCACCACGAGTTAACTGGCAAGTGGCCCAACGAGGGCAAGGGCAAGCGTGGTAGAGGTAAAGGCAAACGTAAGCGTCGTGGCCGTTCGGTGACTCGTCGTGTTCGTTCTGCAGGCAAGAAGTCTTTGACTGGCATTTCACCTTTAACTGAAGTTACTTCGTTGCGTATGACGATTCGTGAGTCTCGTGAGTTTGGCGGTATTCTTGTGCAGCCTATTGCTGGTCGTAAGAATGCTGTGGAGATGAAGGCTGCGATGTTCTTGCAGCATTCGGAGCGGTTGCCTTTGTTTGCTGGTAACGAAGTTAAGCGTGTTGGTGTGTTTGGTTCTTCTAGCCGTTTGGGTCAGGCTGCGCAGGCTGCGGGTAGCATTATTCTTCCGGGCGATTTGTCTGATATCCGTAGCCCTATCCGTTCCCAGATTTATGAAACGCTGACTCCTGGCGTTCCGAATATTCCTAATGCTCGTGGCGGTCGTATCCTGCGAAGCCGAGGTCGGGGCGCTCGTAACAAGTTCCGTTGTCCTCCAGGCTTTGAGAAGGGTGGCACATTCACTAACTCCGAGTTTTCGACATGTGGTGCCCAGATTTTGGGGATTGCTACTTCGGGGCCGGGTTCGCCCACTCCTGAAGCAAATAATAGACTTTCTCGTTTGGCCAACACTGCAGGTTTAGTTAATGAAATTGGTGACCTTCGCAACAACGATAGTGCTGTAGATATTATTCGTTCGGCCCAGATTCCTGCTGCCCCCAAGAAAGGCAGCCCGACTCGGGCACAAACATCTATTGATTTGGTGTTGACACGTTATGAGGCAGAAGATTTCCCAACTAAAATTGTTCGCCGTGATGGTGTCATTTTAGAGCCTGTTGTTTCAATTGAAGCGCTTGGTAAACTTAACGAGTTTGATGATATGGCTGACGGTAGCCTTATTGAAAGATATGAGGCAGGTCAGATTGGTGCTTCTACTGTTCCTGCGTTCAGCACGAATTTGCGTAACGTGTTTGTTTCTATCCCTGATGCTGGCGCTGTCCAGATCAGTCGTGTTGGTGGAGAAATTTCTGATGCGGAACGGTCAGGGCTAATTCGTTCGTTTGCTACTGGTATAAGCCGAAGCGCTGAGTTGCCTGATCCTTCTGCTGCTGTTCGAGCGTGGGCCGACGGTTCTGATGGCCGTTTTACTGTTGAGTTTGGTGAAGTAACCGAGACCGGCTTTGAAATTGCTGAGGGCAAGAACGACTTGATTAAGGTTTCTACGGCTGGAGGCAAGACTGAAACAGTACCTCGTTGGGTTTATGAAACGTTCTTGTCTCGTTCTGCGCCACGTCGTGCCAAAGATGCTCCGATTTATGAGATTGTTGCTGAAGAAAGTGCGGAAGAGAAGAGTGGTTCACCGTTTACTTTCTCTCAGAAGTCAGCACCTGTTGCTACTGACTTTGCTGATGTGCTTGATGCAAAGTACTATCACATGTCTATCAATAGTAAGATTGAAGCGTTTACGTCTTTGACTGAAATTGATTTTAAGGCTCCTAGAGGCCGTGGTTTGGGTCGCCGGATCGGGCGTGGTGGTCGTGCTGTTGGTGGCCGTAGCCGTGCGGTGTTTGATAGCAATTTGAGCAGATACCGTTGTCCTCCTGGCACTCGTTATGGCGGTCGGTTCTCTAATAAGTTTGCTAGCAACTGTGGCTATTCTCTTCCACGTCAGATTGTTAATAACCTTGTTGATATGGGTATTCGTCTTGAAGACGCTATGGAGTTGCGTCGTCGTCGCCGTTTGGACACGAGTCCGGGTGATGGTCGAAGCAATTTGAAGCCTGAGACGGCAGAGAAGCTTGATGATGCTATTCGTACTCTTGATGCTGCTACTGGTGATTTGGGTAGGGTGTTTGAGAAGACTGAGGGTGTTGAGGGTGGACGTTTGGGTCGCACGATTGGTGAGGCTCGGCGTGATGTTGAGTTGACTCCTGAAGAGCGTCAGTTGCTTGAGGGTGAGTCTTTGGAGGCGGCGCTTCAGAATCTTCGTGATGTTATGAATGATCAGGATTTGGCTAACGCTAATTTGGATGAGATTCGTAAGGCGTATAAGGCTGTTGAGAAGGCTGCTAATACTGAGGCTGGCCGTTTGTCTGATAATCCTCCTCGTACTCCTGAGCAGCGTAGTCGGCGTGATGGTATTCTTGGTTTCTTGCAAGAATTGATTCTGCGTTTGTTGGGTCTTTGGAATGAAGATGATGAGCGTGCTCGTGCTGGTCGTGGTCGGGATGGTGTTCCGGGTGATGCGGGTGTGCCGGGTGGTCCTGGCGGTGGCGGTCCTCGTCGTCCTAGAGCGCCGGGTGTGCCTGGTGATGGCTCTGATAGTCGTACTCCTGATGGTCGCACTCCTGATGGCCGTACTCCAGGGGTTCCTGATCTTGTTGATGATCCTGAGGCTGAAGATCGCAGACTAGACGAGTTTGCACAAGTTCTTCAAGAGTTCCGTGATCGGGCAGAGGCGTATAGAGTTGCTGGTGGCGGCATGACCGGAGACTTTGTTGAGTCATTGGATGATAATGATTTAGACAGATACATTGAGGCGT